CATAGCTGATGAACAGATGGCGAAAAGTATCGGACAAAAAGTAGGTTACGATCTTACAGATACTCTGGAGCCGCAGATTCATGTATGGGTAGTAGCTCCTTCTTATGCTCAGTCCAGACAAGCATGGAACGAGATGAAACAGTTTATGCCTTCCGATGTAGTAGTTAGAAGAAAACCCGGACAAGGCGGAGGAAGAGGCTCTGGCTGGAATGAAGATGATAAAACGGTCTGGTTAAAATTAGCAAAAGAACCGGGTCAAAAAAGAAACGAAGTATATATAGAGATAAAATCAGCAGACGACCCAGAATCTTTACAGACAGCAGGACCTGATTTTATATGGATTACTGAGGCACAGGATATAAAAGAAGCTGCATGGAACAAATTGAGACCGATGTTAAGTTCATCGGGTAGACTTGGAAGAGCATGTGTCGAAGGGATTCCTCCTTATGGAAGAAGTCACTGGTTCTCCAGATTATTTAGATACGCACAGGAAAACCCTTCTTCCAGATACGAAGCGTTTCACGCTACAAGTTTTGATAATGTATTTCTTAATGACGAACAAAAAGACGGAATCCGAGAAGAAAAAGAGACGATGCCTATACCAATCTGGGAACGTATGTACCTTGCTAAACAACCAGACGGTGGGTCTGGATTCTTCCGTGGAACGAAAATTGAAGCTGCAAGTGTAGCGAAAGATTTATTCGAGCCGCAAACAGGCAGAAGATATGTGGCTGGGCTAGACTTGGGAAAAAAGAGAGATTATACCGTGTTTGTAATAAAAGACTCCCGCTCCCGGGCGAGCGTACATGCTCTAGAAATGTCGGGTACTGACTGGTTGTCTCAGATGGAATCCGTAGTTTTTGAGACAAAAAAGTGGGGAATCACTGATATAAGGGTTGACTCAACGGGTCTAGGTGATGTAGTTTTTGATAATCTACTGGCAAGCGGTTTACCGGTTACTCCGTTTAAATTCTCGACCCAGTCGAAGTATCAACTCTTCCAGAATTATTATTTAGCTCTGGAGAATGAAACGGTGTCGTTCCCTGCCGGTTGGGATACACTAATAAAACAACTAGAAGATATAAATATCCGTCAATCCGGCAATGGCGGTTATGTATTTTTTACGGAGTCTCAGGAACATGATGACTGGGTTGATGCAGAATTGCTATCGCTTATGGCGTGCGACCCTCCGGGTGTTGACGGAGGAGATTTTGCTTTGGCGCGGCCTATCAGCAGGATGCGACCTATCCGCCCAACCGATGTTTCTAAACCCTCTGGATTATTACAAAGATTACGCAGAGAAAAATCTAAAAAACGAAAAGAAATGCTCGAACAAGAGGAAATGGTGAATATCTAATGGTAATGTCAGCTCAAGAACGACAACAGGTCGCAGATGAAGAAATTAAAAGAGAGAGGGCGAACCCCCTAGATGAACCTACAATTTCAGATACATGGGTTGATACGAAAAGCGAAGCAGGACACCATGCTTTTCGTGAATTTCGTAGCAACTGTGAAACCGCAGATCAATTTTATTTAAATAACTTTGACATTCCCGCTCCCGATGGTGGAACTATGATAAGGCTCGGCACAGCCCGAAGCATTATTAGCACATTAGTTTCGCACATAACCCCACAATTCTTGGACATTTCAGTTCCACCACCGGGACCAAGAGGTCAAGCCAGAGCAGAACTAATGGAAAAATTTTTGACAGGCGCACATCACATGCTCGAACAGAGGACACCTACACACAGGGAAATTGTAAAACACGCAGGTCTTTATGGAATTGCTTGGGAGAAAGTAGAGTTTGCAGCGAATGAATGGTCAGACTTTCCAGAACCGCCAGAAGGAGAAGGAGATGAGTCTTACAGAGAAAGCATACGCGATGTATTAGAAAAAAGAAGTATTCTCTGGCCCATAAAAACATCCGCAGTAAACCCACAAAATTTAGTCTGGGATACAAATAATGGTGCTAATCCTAGATGGATTATATATGAATATGAAGTAGATGCCCAATGGGTTCAGGCACATTTTCCATCTTGGGGGCATTATAAAGACGGATATGTAACTTTTCAAGAAATATGGACTCATTCACAGGTAGGATACCGGGCAGACGGACACTGGGCGATGCAACCAAGAAAACACGGCTATAAAAGACTTCCGTGGGTAATGTATTGGCCCATGATAGGATTACAAACTGTAGAAAATTCACCTGAAGATGTTTATCAGGGGATTCTTCACCCTACATTCGACATGCTAAAAGCTCAAAGCCAGTTAGCATCACATTATATTGATATAGTAGCAAAATCTGCATGGCCCACATTACAATTTGCAGGTCCTATGGGAATTACTGAAGAAGTTCAGGCGCAATGGGATGATACTCCGGGGGCGAAAAACGTAAGACCTCCAAACGTGGATGTAGAAATATCGCCAACTCCAAATCCTCCTAGCGAGATTGGTGTAGCTAAAGAATTCTTAGATGAATCTATTGAAGCAGCTACAGTTCCTTCAGTTGCCAGAGGACAAAGACCTACTGGCGCGGCATCTGGATATCACACTGCTGTACTTGCAGGAATTGCATCACTGAACTTCGGTGCTGTGAAAGAAGCTATGGAAAGAGGAATACAGGACAAAGGTGGAATTGTACTTTCAATAGTAGAAAATGTAATAAACGATAAAGTAACTGTTTTCGGAAAAACTGAAGCAGGTACATTAGATGCAGCAATCAAACCAAGAGACATTAACGGACATTATGTAAATATTGTTAGAATAAATTCTGTCTCTCCAGAGGAACAAGAACGTAGGTTGAATCTCTGGTCGAACCTTTGGAGAGCAGGATATGTTGATTTGGATACCGCACTCAGAAAAGGTGGAGTAGCCAATCCGTTAGAAGTAAGAGCAAAATTACTTGAGGAAGGATTTATGAACTCAGAAATGGTTCAACAGCAACTTCAGATAGCTGCAGCCCAGAGAGTTCCTACGTTATCTCAGATAGTCGAAGCGGCTGGAGGTACTACTTCAGAAGCTGACGAGATAGCTCGAAATATTTTAAACACACAAGGAGCGCAGCAACTGTCGAATCCGGGTAATTTTTCCGGAGTTAATCAACCACCGAGAACAAATGAAGCTGCGAGGGTAAGACCTTCGACTCGACCGGTAATGCCGGGTTCTATTCAGGAGATGAATCAGACAGGAGCAGCGATAGCCGGACCTCGAACAGGTAACGTAAGAGTACCGGCAGCAGATATATCTCCGGGAGCTAGAGGCTAATGGCAAAGAAATTAAACAGAATTGAGTTGGCTTTTACACGTTTTGACGATATAACGAAACGTCATCTTGATAGAATCGAAAAAAATTATAAAGATTTTGGAGGAATTCCAGAAGTGAAACAGAAAAAGAAAAAAAGCAGCGTTTTTAGCAGTCCTTTTGGGAGAATACAATAATGCCTTGGATATTTAATGAGCTAACTCAGCGAGCAGAATTCGTACCTGACGAAGTGCCACCAGAGCCACAAACTGGAGTTTCGTCATTACCTTCTTCAGGGCTAGGGTGGATAACAAACCAGACTCAACCGATACCAACTAATATCCCTCCGATTGCAGCAAATCCTTGGGGGCAGTCAGAGTTTGATTATATAACAGGAATGACAGGTTGGAATCCTACTGCTACAGCAGGAACAAAGATACAACCTGATTTTGATAACCTTATGCTAGATGATTTTACTGGTGTTGGTGGTCCAGCGGGTAGAAGTATGGAAAAATCATTTATTCCACCTCCTGCAAGACCAGATTATGTATCAGAAGATGATTTTTATAAGTATGGTGATACTTTTGAACCAACAATACAAGAAAAAAGAAAAGATGAGATAAAAGTAAAACACTTTGATTGGGATGGTCTTATTGGTTCAACCGCATATGACGAATGGGATGTAAAAAGGAATATATATAAAGATGTTTTTGATGTAAATTCTTTATATACAGGTCAATGGAAATCTTTTGAAGATGTTTTACGTGACGAACTAGGTGAAGAAATACCAAAGTCAGGTGTAAAAGGATTTAATCAAAAACGTAATGGTCTTTTAAAATTAAGAGATTGGTATAATGACCGCTCAGAAAACCAAAGAATAGATACAGAGAATATTTGGAGAAGAGAAGGGTTACCAGTAGGAGATTTTAGGTCTCAAGGTAGATATGAAATTACACAAGAAGATTGGGAAGATTCTTCTATAGGTAAAAGATACCTAAGAGAAAATCCACCTGCAAATCCTGAAAAAGGATATTCCCTGCCTGAACGTGAGAATTTAAAACAAGCGTTTAATAATTTTAATAGTCAATGGACACAAAATTTTAATAAAGGTAATCCTATAGCTATTAATGAAGCACTACTAGATGGTAAAGCTACTGTTGTAGAAGATGTTGGACCTAAAAGACCCCCGTTAAATATAACAGGTGGAAAAGAAGGGTTTATACAAGCATTTATGGAAGGTGGTATCGATAATGTAGATTATGTAGGAGAATTAGGATTACCTCCTGAAACTGCAAGAGGAATAGCAGAAGATATGTGGAACGCTCTAAGTCAAGAAGAGAGAGCGCAATGGTTAGGAGGTGAAGCTCCGGGAATGGATGCAGATGGAACTGGAGCAGTTGCTACTACAGATGGCGTTGCTGCAGGTGGCGTTGCTGCAGGTGGTGTTGCTACAGGGGGTACATCATTTACACCCGGAATATCCGTACCAACAGCAGACTTGTATCAAACTATTGAAGGTATTTATAATTTTGCTCCGGGCTTGGTTGAAAGCATGGCAAATAATGGTCAATTGCCACCTGTTCCTACAGCTTTATTAAATGCTTTGACAAGACCATTTATACAAGTTACTGAAATGCAAGCGACTTATGATGAGAGAGGTGATCTTATAGAAGTTCCTTCTACAAGAATGGTTGAGAATCCTGCTATAAGAGTTTTGATGGATGCTTATACAAGGCAATTAGAATCACAAGTTCAGGTATTTAGAGATGTGGCTCAACGTAAATATCAAACCGAACAAGGAGCTTTACAAAGACAAAATGATATTGATAGAGCAATACTTTCAGCTACTGGAGGAAATGTTGCAGCAGGTGATTACAGCCCCGAAGACGTTCAAGCCTATCAAGATTTCCAAAGAGAGATGGCGAGAATATCTGGAGGAGTAGGGTTTGGAGGTACGACAGGAGATGTACCTTATTCTCAACAAGTTCAAAGTGCGCTTTTCCCTAGGATGTTTGACGCCACAAAGACAGTAACTACCCCAAGAGGTCTTACTGCAACTGAACAACAGATGGCAGATTTATACCCTACTGAAGTTCAAGCTCAACTTGAAGAGGCACAACGAGAGTTAAATAGACAGCAATTTTTAGAAGATTTAGCACTTCGGCAAAGAAATCAACAACTAGCAGAATTACAAGCGCAAGAACAAATTAGACAAATTGACGAACAGAACAGACAAGCTCAAACGAGAACAATAGCTGACCAGATGCTGGGGTTACAGCAAATAGGAACAAGTAGAGGTGATATAGAACAGAACAGAAGACTGGAATTAGCAAGATTATTGTCTGACCCTACAGCTTTAGCTACTATGTCTGCCCTTTATGGGTCTGGAGCATTACCTACAAGTGGTGATGTTTTCGCTCAACCTTTCGGTGCGCCTCAATCAACAGGTGTTCCTTCTGCACAGACGGGTGGAGTACCTAATTTTTCAACTCAAGTCGGTGAAGTCGGTGGAGTAGATGGCAAAACAGCATGGGTACAGAATAGGGCATTTGAATTAATGAATTCGGGAGCTATGCCTGATGAGAATTCAGCAGCAATAGCTGCAGAAAACGAATGGATTGGATTAGGTCCTCAGTTGCAACAACAGTATATGCAAACTCCACCTACTCCTATCCTTGACCAGCCAGTAACCGCTGATGTATCTATAGGAGATAGAATAGATAGGTTTATACCATTTAATTCTCCGTTAACAACAATGACTCAACCTCAATTTCAAGACTTATCTCGTTATGCTCAAGATGTGTATACAGCTAAAAGAGCATTAACAGGAGTAGCCCCAGAGGAGCAAGCTAAACGGAGAAGAGACATATCTCCGGGTGGCACAACTTTTGCAGCACCGAGGATGCCGGTAGGTATAAATCGTTACATGACAGGAGAATATAATACCTTATAATGGCTCTTTCTATAGATGAAATAATAAGGCTTCGTAATAGGCTAGCTGCTCAACGTATAGCTAATGAGGCTATGGCAGATTCTCAAAGAGAACAAGCACAAGCTACTACTGCGACATATGATGTTCCGGGTGGAGGAGAAAGAGAAACAGCAGACCCTCGGAATCCTTTCGCAGCGGCAGGAATAGGAGCTTTAAAATTCCTAGATACACTAGCTGCTGGTGGTGGTGGAGGTGTAAGAAGGATAATACAAGGATTCCAACCGGGCGAACAGTCAGTTGAACGTGAATTAAGAGAGATAAGTCAAGAACGAGGGCCTACAAGAAACCCTTGGGAGAGTTTTAAAAGACAAGGGGAAGCATCAAGAAGAACTGAAGATACCCATTTGTGGGATACACCATTTGATTTCGCAGCGAAAGGTAGCAAATTTAACCCGTTACCTTTTTCATATTTACCTCAAAATGTTACAAGTAGAGGTCTTGCTGAAGTAGCAGGAGACCCATTGAACTTGGCTATTTTTGCTCCATTTGTAGGTGCGCCATTACGAGCGGCAGAAGGAGCTGTTTTTGGAGCAGCTAAAGGTGCGCTTTCTGGAACACTTGGAAGTGTGGGTAGAGGATTAGGTGCTGGTGGAGGAACAAGAACATTAGGAAGTGTAGCTAAAGGAGTTGCGGCAGCCCCAACTAGAGGATTAGGGCGAGCAGTAACTGAAGCAGGAAGAGGAGCATCAGGTTCATTAGATTTGGAAAGAAGGTTGCTAGGAAGAAACATATTTGGTCGTAATACAGTAAGACCTCCAGCAACATCTCTAGCTGATGAAGTAACAGCACCTGATATAGGCGATTTCAACCCAGGAACTAAGTATATAGATGAAAATGTTTCAGACGGAATTGAAAAATCTTTAGATGAGGTTGCAGATGTAGGTCCAACTCAAGCTAAAACAATTCTGAAACCTGATTCAAGGGCAGAAAAGGCTTTCGGTATTTTTAGAGGACCAGGATTCAGAGAGACATTTGGTCGGTCAAGGCTTGGAGTTTCCTTTGCGGAAAGAATCTCTGGACTAAAAGGGATTATATCTAATGCTGCCGAAGGTCCGTTAAGACAGGCGGCAAAAATGTTGGATAGATTCAACAAGAGAGTTACTACATCGGGTGCAGTAGTTAGTAATAAAGCTACTGCATTTAGTGCAGCGGAGACTGAACTAACAAAGATAG